CCTTCAATCTTAAAGTTAGATTTTCCATGCATAACATTTTGATCAAACAAATATGCGTCACCATAATTAATCTTAAGTTCTTCTGGAATTACAAAGTAACTTTCTTTATGGAGAAACATACACATACCAAATCTATAGTGCATAGCATTGCTTGGCACAACTTGCAATACTTCATATGGCGCAAGATAATTTAAGTCATCGTGACTCTCTGAAATAGCCTCAAGCGAAAATCCTGCAATACCGCCTCTTGGTGTGCACACTTTATGCACTTTTTCAATACACTTCGAGTCGAAATAAACATCATCACTATACAAACAAAGTATGTCGAAGTTTGATAGTTCAACACCTAAATTCCAAGATGGATTGACATAAAGATTTTTTGTCTGCGCGAAATATCGAACCTTCTCTAATTTAAAAATTTCTTGGTCGGTTTTATGAGGAGCATTATCAATGATGATAATCTCACCAATCAACGGATGATCATTAAAGATGGGGAGCATTCGTTTGTGGTACTCTCCTCTCCAGAGAGTCGGCATTATGACACTAATCATGAAAAGAAACTCTCCAAAGAGTCCACCTTTTCGGTGTTCCAATTGATTGTTGATAATATGATGTCTAGTGGCTCAAGAAATGACTTCTCAAACTGAAGATCATAATCTATGTATTGCTCAGCATCGAGTTGCTTTGGGATGCCAGAGATAAATGCGAGCGTATTGTTATTGAAGATATTTGGTTGTTTGAGATAAACAAATTTAATCTTTTCGCCTTCTTGAATTTCTTGATATCGTTTGGTCAGTTTCAAAGTTCGAAGAACATGATTGTATACCAATGCACCCTTTACATGAATTGGTGTACCCTTCTTATAGATACTTGCATTGTCTGCATATTCTCCAAGACCATTAACTGATCGCGGGAAAGAAATATCTTCAACAGGCAATTTCTTAAAGTCTTCACGAAACTGCTCAATAAACTTGTGGAGATCGCTTTCAGTTTGAGTCATGATGATATTGATTGCTTCTTTAATCTTCGCGCGACACGCAGAAGGAGTAGAAGACTTGACAGCCTCAAGACCCATGATCTTAAGTTTAGGTTTGGCATAAGCAACACCTTCACTATCATGCACATTTAGAATGTATCGCTTTTTGGCAGTCCAGATTGCCTTATCAGCAAGAGACTCGCGTTTCATTTCCATACGCTGCTGAAATGCATTCACATAATCAGCCAACTCTTGATATGACGAGTCAATGAATGGTTGAATCTTATCATCACAAACCTTGTTCATGAATTTGACAACTTTCTTGGTGTCAGAAGTGTCAGGATAAAGTTTCTTGATTAACGGACCCATGTTCAAATAGATCGAATCAGTATCCGAAGCGATGACATAATCTTCATCTTTGGTTTTGAGAAGATTGTTCATATACTCATTGATCTTCTTCTCAATCCAACGAATCGACAACTGACCTGCCGTTGTAATACCTTCAGCGATACGAATATCAAAGAAGCGGAAGTACTGATTGCCCAGTGCACCGTAAGCAGAGTTTAGAGTAACCTTCTTTGCTAACTGAAGATTGTTATATCGAGCAACTTGTTTCTCAAGATAGTGAACTTGATTCTTATCATCAAGAACAGTCTCAATCTTTTTCTTCGCCTCAAGAGCCAACTTCTTATACCGAGTGCGGTCTTTGTACATTGTATCCATAATCTCAGGCAATACACCCTGACCTTTATTCATATGAAACAACTGACCATTCGGCGTTACAGTAGCACCAAGATCTCGCAAAATTGAAGTATCGACTTCTTGATTAAGTAGTGATTCAACATTAATATTGCAGTTCTGAATGAGCCCACGCATATTGTCAGTATATTTCGATGGCTCAATGAGAGTCTCCATCGAAATATTATACTGCATGATCAAGTGCGGATACAGACTATTCAAGTCAAAGGATGCAACCCACTCATGCATGCCAAGGATCGGATCCTTAACATAAGCACCCTCATACTGCGAACTCTTTGAGCCTCGCTTCATTTGAGGGATGACAATCTTCTTTTTCAAAAGATAATTATAAACAATCGCATCCCACATACGAACCTGCGTGAACACATCGTCATAGTTTACTTTATTGTCATAAGCAAGAGTCAATGCCAACTCAATCAACTTCATCTTGTCTTCGAGTTTCTCGACCAACTCGACATCCTTGATGTTATACTCAATGAATTTTTGATAGTCGTGCTTGTAGAGTTGATGCAGCGTTTCGAATTCAGAGTAATCTAATTTCTTTTCGCCCAACTCAACATGCGCAATATTATCAAGACGATAAGATTCTTGCTGCGAGTAAGTGAACTTGCGGTACAATTCAATGTAATCAAGAGTTGCAACACCATCAAGATCATAGACTTGATGCTCGCGATTCATCACATGCGCTTCACGCACTGACAATCGATTCCAAGGAGAGAGTTTCTTGGCTTCTGCCTCACCAAGAAGTTTGGTGATACGATTTACAAGATAGGGGATGTCGAAGAACTTGATGTTCCATCCTGAGACCACATCTGGGTGGAATCTTGCCCAGAAGTCGATAAATCTTCGTATAAGGTCTGATTCGTCTCGGCACTTTGCATAGTGCACATCGTCACGGTGCTTGATATAATCGCCACAGCCAAACACAAAATAATTACCCTTGAGTTTAATAGTGATGGCTGTGATTGATTCGTTGGCATCTCTTGGTTCAGGGAATCCGTTTTCAGATCCAACTTCGATGTCGAGATAAGCGATAGTAACTTTGTTAATATCCCAAAGAATATCATCAGGATAACGATCGGCAATAAAAGCATACTCATAACGATTATTACCAAAAACAGGGAAATTATCGACACTTTCATACCTCTCCAAAAATTCTCTGCACTCAGGAATTGTTCCTGGTTCAATTGATTTGACAAACTCTCCACTCAGAGTCTTGTATTCTGTTTTCTCATTTGCAATGAGATAAAAGGTCGGACGGAATTCAACTTTCCGTCTGACCCTCTTATCATTCTCGACACCACGATAGAGGATATATCTTCCAGATACCGAGATGTTTGTATAGAAATCAGCCAAGCATTACCCCAGAATCAAATCTTTAGGAGGGACAACAATTCCTGCCCCGAAGATTTGATTATACCCGTTTTTCACTTCCTCGGCAACATCACAAATGACAATAGTTGATTTCTTGCTGATTGTGAACGGACCATTGCTTGCTTGCATCCACGGCATAAAGCCAAGAACTGGTCCCTCTTGTCGTCGCTGCATCACAGTTGCAACTGGGTTTTTAAATGTGACCAATTCGTCTTCATTACTTGTAATTTCGACTACTAATTCCTCGCCAGTTACGAGTTTGATTGCTTTGATTTCGCTCATTTTGTTTCACCTTTTTGTATTTGTCAAATAAATCTTTTTGCTTTGGGTTTTGTTTTTCACCATTTAAATATAAAGTATCGTGAATTATAACCCATGTATCTTTACCAACTCTTAATTGCCAACCATTAAAATCTAATATCTCTATCTGTTTAGAGACAAGAAGATCGCGGAGTTCTACTAGAGAGTGCATTATTCGCTATCAGATGCGTCGCGATTCTCAGTTGAATGTCGCTTCAACTTGAATCCAACATGATTAGCATGAGCAGCAATCATTGAGCGACGAAGATCGCCGCGAGCATGTTGATCTCCAGTCCACCCATATACTTGACCCATTGTAAGCATACGCTTTAAACTGCGTGGAAGTTTTGCATTAAAAAAGTCACTACGATTTGCCATATGAATTCCTATACTCTAATGTCACAAATTAAATGGATACGATCAATGTTTGAGTTATTTACAACTGAATGTGACATCACATTGTTAATTTCAAACACCTTTCCTTTTGTAAAGGGAAACTTCTTTTCGTTTATATAAAACTCACAATCTTTATGCGTAATAATCGGAAGATGGCAACGATGAATTGTAGCCAATGTTCCACCATCTGTGTGCGTTGGTATCTGCGCTTTTGCAAATAACTTAACAACCATCAGCGTTAAAATCTTTGCATTCTCACCAAAATGTTTTCTAATTTGTTCGCCAGCATCAAGGACTGCTCTGTTAAACGAAGGCGAGGTTGTAACTTTACGACGACCACCAGCAAAAAATAGTATAATGGATTCTGTATCACCATGACCATCTTTAAATGCTTCCTGCCTCATTTTATCAAATTGCCAATCTTCGATAGTGACCTTTGATAATTCTTTCTTTATTACAGAGACATCATAATCAAAAAGATATTTTCTCTCTGTTCCAATATCCATTATGCCAAGAGTTCCTCACACTTTGTAACAAATCTTTCAGTTTGACCTGGATGAAAACTCTGATACAGATGCCAAAACATTTCCATCTCTGGTGTTCCAAATGTTGTGCCGATACCATACTTCGGCATACCATCTGCAAGATCCCAATATGGCGGTGCATCTTTTGGTTCCCAATTCATACGAATCGGTGGAGCATCATATCGCAGCGGCATCAAGATCTCGACTCCAATATTACTCTCTTCTGCTCTAAAAGTCAACTCTTCTGCAACATCGCCACGATAGTTTGGCATGAAAGACGGATTGCCAAGTTTACGATAGAGTTCAACAGTAAATGTTATATTATGTGGTGCAGCAAATACATGCTGATTATTTTCGATATGATTGCTTCTTTGAGCAGAACCAATTATTTTGCCTGAATAAACTTGCTCAAAAAAGTAATCTAGCGCATTATCATTCAATGGAAGCGCATCAATATCCAAGAACATGATTGCATCATGCCCTCTCTTTTCGAGCATATCGACCAACTTATCCATCGTAAATCCAGGAGGTGCTTCAGTAAGAACCTGATAGTGAAAGATCTTGGATTTGTTATATTTTGCAACAACTGCTTTCTGCAACTCAACCATCTTTGGCTGAACATTGTTCATAAAGAGAGAAGCAATACATGGGTTTCTTACTTTATCCATACAAATTTATCCTCACCTTTTGGAATTACTTTATCTTCTCCGAATGCGTCGAAGACTGCTCGCTTCACTGGTTCATGGAAAAAGTCATCACCAATCAAATATCCACCAACCCTTAACAATTCACTGTATAAATGCAAATCATTTCTCACTGAATGGTATTCGTGACCCGCATCAACATAAATTAAATCTGGACGAAAGCCCATCGCATTAAAAATGTGAGCGGCATTAATAGAATCAATTGCCAATGGAGTAATCCAATCCTGATATCCTCGATGCATTACATTTGATAAAAACTGTTCATATAATTGCGGGCGACCATTCTTAAGAATGGGATGGATTGGTCCATACATTTGAATCCAGTGTTCAAAAGAACCAAGCCAAGTGTCAACGCATATGATTTCAAAGTCGCGATGACCCATTTCAAGAAGTAAGTCAGCCATATGAAATGCTGACATGCCCTTCCAAGTGCCAACTTCTACGATGAACTTTGGTTTCAGTTCAGTTAAGACTTCTCGAAAAACTGGACGATGGCTACCCCATCCTTGCATGTCTGGCGACAATGGATGAAAGTCTTTATATGGATCATGCTCACCGTAAATTTTTTCTCTAAACTCTTTCATTTCTCTAACACTGCAATGTATAATCCATTATGCCAGCCAAGATCCTCGCGATTTTTAATCGTATGGCTATATCCCAATTCCCATTCTTTATGAATTTTGAAGTTTAGATCTTTGAGTGCTTTTCTTGTGCCTTTGACTGCTGGTTCATGAGCCCAGTCATCAACAATAAAAATAAATACATTTGCTAGATTTTTATAGTAGTATGTAAGTGCCTTTTCATGCTGCCATTCGTAATGACCACCATCATAGAAATAGGTGTTAATATTTTTCAATGCTTCTGATTGTTCTGGTTTTAGATTGAAACTGTCATTTCGAATTACAGAAAAGTTACCAATTCTGTTCTTTTTGCATTTCATCAAAAAGTCTTTAACGATGTCATCATTAGAATATGGCGGATCAAACTCATCGATAGCGCAAGCAAATTCGAATTGATTTTTGTACAATGCAGATATGAATGTTGATCCGCGATGAACTCCGATCTCTAGATATCGAGTGTCTGGATGAACCATCTCATTGAGAAACATTCTAACTTCATTCGTAGACATTCCTTTGAGATCAAATACATCATCAGTGAGTTTACTTTTTGGCAATTGACCAGTCTTTTTAAATCGTTCATGGTCTAGACCATGGTCAATTGCACGCTCAACTCTTTGAATATATTTTTGTACTAATTCTTCCATGGAAGTTTACCACTATGTCTTTCAAGCATTTTCTGATTGCCTTGAATAAAGAAATCTGCTTGCACTGATAAGCCAGTATTGCCAACTCTATATTTTACCGTATAGTCCCTTGTGCAGTCAAACTTTAGTTTATTATTTGGATGCATAAGAACAGCAGCAATCGCTCGATCAATTTCCATCTGACCTGGCTCACGAAACTTGCGATACCAAACAGGCGTGATTGAAACAGCATGCTGTTTCTTTACGAAATAACAATTCACATCAACGAAGAAATCTTCTGGGTGAAGAATGCTTGCCCATAAACCAAGAGATTCGCAATCATCATTGCAAAGAATCTGATTGTCTTTGTCGATAATCTTTCGGAAAGAGAATGCCCAATCTAGATTCTTTTCTTGGACTAGTTTAACAAGACTCTCAACATGATTCGGTGAAATCATATTATCATCGTCTAACCAGATATGATAGTCGCCGTCTGCAAAGTAAGTTGCAGCACCATATACACGGTGACCATTGTATCGATTAGTTCCTGTCGGGTATGGAAGAACACAAATGTGCTCATTTCGACCGTTGGGAAATTCAGAAGCCCTTAGAATTGGTTCTGCTTTTTCCCAACGATCTTTTCCATCAACAACAACGATATGCTCAATGTTTTCATAGGTTTGAGCACGAACTGACTCAATACATTCAGCCAAGTATGAGTTGCCCGTTGTGGGCGTGATGATAGAGACTTTCACAAATTATAGGAACTTTGCAGCAACCTGATTATCAAGAACAGTCTTTACATCATGCTGATATTCAGCAACCGAGAATGGCGAAGAACCTTCCGCTTTCTTAACAACACTTGTTGTATCGTCTAGAAGTTGATCAGCCTGAGACTTGGTCTTAAATGCAATCACATGATCATTGATATAGAGATAGTGCTCATATCCACGAGCAGCAAAGAAATCCAATGCCTTTGTGCGCTCAGCAGTATACCAATCAGCAGTCCATGATTCGAATAGAACAGGTGGCCAATTGCTGAGTTCAAGAGTTTCATACATTCCCATGAACACTTTTGATTCAAATGCTGGAGTTGTAACCTTGATCAAGCGAACATTTCCAAAACGATAATCGTCTAGGCGACGGAATTCATAGACATCTTCGCGTTCTGTTTTAGCAATTCCACGCAATGCATTGAATTGTTCATTGAATGAATATGCGCCATGATTTGCAGAAGTGGCAAACTCTAGGGAAGGGGCATGCTTTGTTTCAGTTACATCTGAAATAGCGACTCTGTGCACATTAACATTCTCAAGATTATTCAAGAGAACATTTGCGTTTAATTGCATATTAACTTTTGGTAGTGGTTCGATCGCATCGAACTCATGCTTGCCTTCGAACATAAGAGCAAGGGGAACTGTCCAAGTACCAATGCTTGCGCCAACATCAATCACTCGACCAGATGGAACATTGCGAAGAATCTTTGCGCAAGTGTCCAAATAATCTGAACCCCAAACGCCATCGCGCTTGATGTGATCTGAAATAACTTCATCATGTTCGACAAGAAGATACTTAATATCGTTACGAGTCGTATAAATTCTCATTGGTGGTAGCATGGCATTTTTCCTATCAGTAAGTATTAAAGTTCGCTCGATGATGCCGATAATATAGGAACGGCTCATCTATATATAAAACTTTCGCTCCAGCATCATTCATTTTAGTCCAAAGACTTAAATCTTCTAATGTTTGGTGGGAATCATTATATTTAGTATAGCCCCCAACGGCTTTCGCCATTTCGGTTTTGTATACCATCGAACCATGGTGGTATCCCTTTCGCTTCCAGTAATAGTCTCCCTGATGACGAGACACCTCTTCTGTATGATGCTTTACTCTTGTAATTTTTAATTCGCCAGTTAGAATCATATCATATGTGACGATATCGGGTTTTTCTAAATCAATAATTGTAGAAAATGTTTTGATCGCATCGGAGCGAAGCCAGTTATCGGCTCCAATAAACATACAATATTCTGTTGTGACTTTCGAAAGCATATTCTGAAAGTTCTTTACAGTACCATAGTTCTCTGGATTCTCATAATATTCAACTTCGGGATACATCTTGCGAATATGAGAACAATCGCCAACACAGTCATCAACAAACAATATTCTCTCTGGTTTAGTTGATTGAGAGAGTATAGATTCTACGCAATGTGCGGCGAGATGTCCATACTTGTAAGATGATATGACGACAGTAATCATGGTATCATTTCAGGATTAATATATGGAACAACTCGACCTTTAATCATATAGTGTGGATAAGTTCTTGCTGCCTTTGTGCGACAAAATCCATTCATATATGTCATTCGGCTTGAATCAGAATTATTTTTTTCGCTTCCATGAACAATCATCACAGACCAGATAAGAACATCGCCTTTCTTGGCAGTATACTTCTTACCTTTGAATTCGCCTCGTTCAAACACACGAAGATTATCTGGTTTAGAAATGCGCAATGTTTTGTGTGAGCCTTCGATGAACTCAATGGCTCCGTTTTCTTCTGTGATATCATCTACCACGATGATGGTTTGGAAATAGTCATCAACAACATCATTACCAAATATGTGGCTCTCTCGAAACATAATGTCTTGATGCCAAGCAAATTGATCTAGATCACCACGCTCGCGAAAGTATATCTGATTATTAATCTGACGAACATCATCACCGATAAACTCTCGGACTAACTCGGTCATTGGTTTACTGATTCGAATTTCGTTGAGATAAGAATTTGCCAAAGCAGGAAAGAAAATCAACGACTTTCTATTGTATGCTTGCTCACTCGGAACGTGAGGATACCCAGCAGATTTAATTTGGTTGTCTGTGACAGAATATGCAGATGTTTTAATTTTATCGCATTCATCAGCAGTAAACACAGAAGGAATTACAACCACCCCCTTTTCATCATATTCTTTTTTCATCGAATGTAGTCACGATAGATCTTAAAGTGGTGGTCTTTGTCAGTGCGGTCTTGACTGCCTTGAGTCACAGAATATGCAACTTTGAATCCAACTTCTTTGATGCATTCAATTACAAGATCGTTATATGTCCCATAAGGATATGCAAAGAACTGCATTGGGAATGGAGGAGTGATTTCTTCGAGGATTTCATCACGACTGAGTTTTGTTAAATCACGATGACTCCAGGTATGCCAGCCTAATTTGAAATCGTATTTGGCGCAAAGTTCATACACCTGTTCCCATGTGCAATATCTTTCTAATGCGGGAACATGAGCGAGATCAAAGTGGTTATCACCGCCCATGAAATCACCCATGACAAACATAATCCCAGACTTATCTTTGAGGACATCTTGGTTTTCGTACACATTTAAATAGATTCCATCAAAGCCAATGGGTTCATTACACGCAAGTATCTGTTCGCGTGTATTGTAATTTGGATGATTATAATTGCCAATATTATGCGCTAACTTCATAAAGTGTCACTCTTTGAGTATATTGACGATATGTGAATTCTTTTTGGTCAACTATCTTACCAAAGTCATAATCAATCAGCCAATCTTTGATTCCAGCAATTAAAATGTGGCGGCAAGCAGAGTTCTTTACCCATGTGTAAATCTGCTTATGGTCATATTGCTGATACAACGTTCCTGTTGTCATAACAAGGTCATATAATCCTTCAGGTTGATGTACTCTCTTGACATTCCATGGGAGTCTTCGAGCAGCATTATCTGAAATTTCAATGCCGTGTATTTCAATTGCAGGAAGGTCAGTTGTAACAAACCCTTCACCGCAACCAATATCCAATGCGCGCTGATAATTGAGTGGAAGAAAATCTAAAATCAGATTCTTTCTGATTTCATCATCAACCGTTTGTTTATAGAGCCATGGGTCTGGAACGGCATACCAATGCTCGAGTTCTTCTTTAGTTTGCATTTAATCCCAGAGATTTTGATAGTATTTTCCAAACAAACGGAAGCCATTCTTTTTGCGTTCCCAATATGCCTTGGCTTTGGCGTCGTCATATATGCCTTTGTCAGTGGTGATCATTTCTTTCCAATCTTGACCTTCAACATCCACCCACTTATGTTTGGGTTTCTTGATCCAGAAGTTTGGCTCGCGATCTTTTGAATGCTCACCAAACGTCCAGATCATCTCTTTCATGATCCAGTCCCAACGCTTAAAGTGAAACTCGTCCACATCCCATTCATTCTTCTTGGGCTTGGCAGCAGTTGAACGAAGATGCTCAGGTGCATCTTCATCATCAGTGCACGGTGCACCATGTTGAGTCTTGCGCAATTGCTTGAGCATCGGAAGAATGATGTCAGCAAGAGTATGATCCATGCTCCATGTGTCCCATGGATCAATACGAATGGACTTCTTTTGCTCACCCTTACGAGGATACTTGCCGATCGAGATCTTCATGATCAACCTTTTTTGTTAGATTTCCATAAGCAATCATCTCACACGCTTCCCATGTGAGCATTGGTTGAATTTCTTGAATTCGAGATGTTTCAGCAGCCCATGCTTCTAAAAATTCTTCTGTCATGATAGAAAATGTCTCATTATTCCTGCAAACAAAACCACACCAATCACACCATTGAGGATCATCAACGCACGATCATTCCATCTAAACCCAACAAAGAACCAGCCAGCAGCCCCAATCCAACTACAGATCAAATCGATCCATTGATATTGGACGAGACCGCTGGCTCGGATTGTGATGCCAACAAGTGTAATAATACTTGCCGTCCACTTCACATACCAAGTAATATCATACTTGGGTGTGACTGAATCAATTTGTGTCATGTTTTTTTGCGACGAGCCATACGCTTTTTAGATCCAAGTTTTGCGCGACCCTTGCCGTGTCTTTTTGTTCCTGTTTTAGCTGGCATGATTAATTCTTCTTATTTCCCAAATTAATGTGTGCAGACATTAGAAGAGCCTCTTCGCTCAAGCCCATGGTCATAGACCGAAGTCGTGACACTTCCTCAGCAATTTCTTCATCTGTAGGAGTTAAAACTTTTTCTTTAGCCGAAGCATCATGATCAAGAACTTCGAATGTTTGTGTGTCCTTGAAGAAGTACCCCACACCCTTTAAGAAGTTCTGGAATTCATCAAGCAATTCTTGCACAGTTAAATCATTATCATCAAGTTCAAATGTGACTTTCTTGACGGAGTCTTCATCAAACATTCCACCACTACCAATCTTGCCTGTATATTCGAATTTAATAGCCATTTATTCTACCTCGCTTTCGTTAGTGTCAGCGACAGATTCTGAATTCTGTTGCTGCTGTTGATCGTCAATAAAACACTTTACATTAAATGAGATTGAGATTCGAGTTTTGTCATGCTTATTTGGCAGAACAAAATGTGGTATGTGTGAACACCACAAGAATAATTCACCCTCAATCGGATTAATATTTAAGACCTTTGCAGTATACTGATTAATGTTTTCGGTCAGAAATATTCCATCCCATAATGGATTGTATGATTCATTCTGCAATAACAACCTACCGCTCTCTTCTGGAGCCTGTAGATAAAATACTCCAGAGAAAGTATCACCATGAGAGTGTAGAGTATTTACTGCATTTTTAGAATCATTAAAATTGACCCATGCACCAGTGACAATACCACTACAAGGTTTAAAATGTAAATCGTCAACTGCTCTTCGCACAACCTCATGAATGACATAATCAAACAATGGAGTGAGTTGTGGATATTGAGTCAAATTATCTTTTGACTGATAGCCATTGACATTTGATATCTCAACTCCTTCTTTATCCTTCTTTCGAATGGAATTAACACAAGAAAGAAATTTCTTCTTGTGTTTCGTGAAGTCTGGATATTGTGTGACCCAGACTGGAGTTGTGAATGCGTGTAGCAGTTCTGTTGGCATAATTTACACCATATCAAACATTATTCTTTAAATCTTCTTCAAACTTCAATTGCTTCAAGTTTATATCATACACTATATATGTGAACCATGCGACATCAATCGTCGTCATGATGTTTCGGTTTTGCTATCTCTATACGACCGCAGCGCACACAAGTTCTAGAAACAAGAATATCAAATGGATAAAAAGCGCATTTGCTGGAACGCCATTGGCTTTCCCACTTATGCAGCCTTAACCAACAGAGCAATTTACCCACGACGCATTCTCGAAATGTCTTGCATCTGTTCCTCATTGATCACAGGCACCGCATTGCTTTTGTGCATTGTTGCGATGCCCTTTACCAAAGAACCTGTATACTTCATGCTCTCTCGTTTTTCAGTATACGCAAGATTGGTATCGAGTGACGGAATACTGCGAGCAGTATCACAACCAACACGATGTCCATATGAAAGACTCGGACGACTCAACACACCAGAAACTGCTTCTGATTGGCGATACTTCTGAGCGATGACACCCTTCGATTTACGCTTCTTCTTTGGCTTAAACCGAGCTGCGCAATAAATCATCATACGTTTACAGGATACTTCTCTACGTGATCATTATAGAATC